TCTGGCTTCTGGATTCCATTTAGCCTCGTAGTAAATTACATCTCTCATTTCTTTCTACCTCTTTAGAAGTGACACCCTCGCAGACGGCCGGAGGAGCCCAACCCTGCGAGGGTATCTAGGAAGGCACGATTAACTGTAAACTGATTGACAAGGTATTGCAAGGGTTATTTGTCAGTGGGTTTACTTTTATCCGGCGCACTCACAGCACAGGTATTCAACATTTCCCTTCTCATCTGTAATCTTCATAGACTCCCCAGTATCCTCATCAACAACCTCTGCCGGATACCTATCCCCGCAGGGGGCTCCGCAGCAACAGCATTCGTTCTCCAGTGCTTCGCGGTCGGCCTCGGCCTCGCCACCCAACCACTCCTGGTACATCTGTTCACAATATCGGTCATATTGCCGAGATCCCATGGCCCTTCTCCTTTAATTTTTGAATTTCTCCAAGTCCACCAGATCGCCCCACGAGCCACCGATCTTGGCGTCTACTTATCAACGTCGCCATAGCTGACAGCAAACCCACCCGAGGACTTGAGCGGCAGGTCCGGGCACCAGGGCGGCGCTGTAGCCATTACATTCTTCATCGTCTCCAGGCAGTCGGTTGCCCGGTAGTGCGGGACGCAGCACACCACCTCATCGTGCGTGGTGGTGACAACTTTGTAGATGCCGCGTGTATCGCACTGTTGCTCGGCGCGTATCCATTTCTGGATGTTCAGCAGCTGGTCGGACAGCACGATCCTGGACAGGGCCTGGATGATGTTCTCCACCGCCTTGCCGCCGTAGATGTAGGACCACTCCTTCTTTTTCCGGTTCGACATATAGCGAAACTCTTTCCTATCATTGCACTTGAGCTTGTAATACCGGATGATCATGCCGTTTGGCAAGCGAAATCCCTGACTGCAGGTTGTGACCAGTCCGCGCTTGCCCACTGCGATCTCGTCTCCGGCCATGATGGCGTGCAGGGCCTGACCCGCTTCCTTCCAACCGGCAATTATTTCTTTATTACTACCCCTGGTTTTGTCCACGATCTGTTTGACTGCGGCACAGTGCCAGAGGTGGGTAGTTTCCTCGACGTTCAGGGGCTTGAGCATCAAGGCTTCTTCCCGCAGGGTGCCGCAGCCTGGGCGGTAACTGCGCTGGTGGCAGAACACATCGATATCAGCCTCCAGTTTCAATGCAGCGGCCTCGTCGAACAGCAGTGAGGGCATACCCATGAATCCAACCCGCAGAGACTCCTGGAACTTCGACCACCCCATTCCGTAAAAACAGCCGAGCACTGAGGCTTTCCCAGCCATGCCTTCGAGCCAGAACTGGGGGAGTTTCCGGTTCACCTCATACCCGAAAATTTTTGACGCTTGGTGGTTGTAGGGGTCGCCACCAGCACGGAATAGGTCGAGCAGATCCTCCTGGCCAGCCCAGTAAGCATTCTTCCGTACTTCAATCTGCCCGAGGTCACGGACGACCAGGACATGGCCGGGAGGGGCACACAGGGACTTTCTCAAGGCTCCGGATGTCGGGTCGCGGGGGTCCACCCTCCCCAGGTTCTGGGCATTCTGTTTATCGCCACCGCTCCAGCGCCCGGTATGGGCACCGTAGAAGGTCAGGTACACTGGGAAGGCCCCGCGCTTGCCGATCTTGAAGAACCGTTTGCTGCGGGTTTCCTTGATCGTGGACTTGATCCCGAACCGGGCCTCGACGACGGCCTGGACCTGCTCGTCTGGATGGTCAAGGAGCAATTTGAACTCCTCATCGTTCTTGCCGAAGGCGTAGGCCCACGGATAGATTCGCCCGGCCTCTTTCATCTCCGCCCGCCGCTCGACTGGCAGGCCCTTTGTAACAAACGACGGCAGCAGACCGAGAGGCGGCTCGCCGGCATTGTCCGGATTCACCCGGCCATCCTTCACTTTCGCTGGACTGAGTTTTTTCGGTGGGTCCACACCCAAGGTCAGGAGCAGGGCGGCGAACTTGTCGTTGGAGGCCAACTCGGTTTTCTCGACCTGGCACTTCTTCAGCAGCGCCCGCTTACTGCGCCGCTCGCGCTTGTACTCCTCGACCAGCACTCCGCGCTCAACCTGCAGCACCGGCTCGGTGAACATGCGGATGGTCAGATCGATCAACCGCAACTCCGAGACCGGCACCCGCCCCTTCATGGCATCGAAGGCGTCTGAGGTCAGCTCCACGTCGTTGCAACAGTAGCCGCCGAGAACATGCTGCTGCTCGTCGGTCAGGCTCCAGAGGTTGATGAAGTTGACCAGTTCATGGCCTTTTTTCCCTATACCGAGCAGGCGGGCGATGTTCGACAGACTCACCGACTCGTGCGGATACAGGGCGCGGGCCATTGATAGGGTGCAGCCCCAGAGCGCTGGGCGAATGCCTGCTCGCCAGGACATTATCGCTCCGTCAAAATGGGTATGATGAGCGATGACGTAGGACCGGTCCCAGGGGTGGGTTTTCAGGAAACGCAGGAGATCGTCGCGTTTGTAGAGATAGAACGCCTGCTCCCTTTCGATTTTGACCCCCAGGCCATGGACCTTGAACAGTGGGTGCCTCACGTACTCCTCGGTCGTCATCTTGGAGAGGGTAATAGCCTCTTGCGTCACTGGGTGCTTACCGTAGGCGGTTTCCCAGTCGAGGGCTGTACGGACGATCATCTCTTCTTCCTCCGGCTCCAAGGATGCATGACTTTCTCCTTTACCGGGATGCCTGACAGTGCGAACTCGGGAGGGCAGACAACGCGCTTTACCGGGAAGTCTGAAAGCTCATCGATCCACACCTTCTGTGGTTCGGGTTCAGGCTCCTGATAAAAATCCTCGCTTTTCACAAAGACCAGTTCGGCCTCCGGTACATGCGCCCATCGCTCCCGAAGCATCTCATGCTGCCGCTCGCTCAGTTCTCCGATTACAAGGATTTTCATTAGTAGCTACCCTTCTTGTGCTCCGAAGCGAGTCCAGGGCTCGTTGTAGCAGTGATGTTGAGCACTTGGACAATGGTGTCACCCTTCAGCGCCCGCAAGGTACCCAGTTTCAGGTTGCAGGCTATGCTGTGGCCTTTGGGAAAGTTCAGATGCACAAACTCTCCTAGCTTCACTTTATCTACCTTGATATACCTCGATCCGTTGTACGCGAACGGCGCCCCATAAAGCAGGTTGCCAATCTTAATTTCATCAGATGCTTGTGGCTTGTCTGCAATAAATTCAATCATGGTCTCTCCCCTTCCGCCCATCGATGTGGGCGAGTAGTTTGTCCAGTTTTGGTCTGTACTGGTGCTGCGGTTTGACTCCGGTCTCCCAACGCTCCCAGGCAGCCTGCTTAACCCCGACGATCTCAGCCATGGCTGCCGTGGAGCGGTTGAGGGTCTTGCGGATGCGCTTGATGTCTTCTTTGGAGATCATAGGGCACCGATAATGAACCAAATAGCCACACCCCACGCCACGACGAACGCCGCCCAGAAAATCTTGCCGGTCAGGCTCAACTCCTGGACCGGGTACTCTTCTCCGTAATCTTTTTGCATTTTTGGCCTCCTTCGAATTTGAGGTTTGACTGCTTCTACAGCCTTAACCCGGCCACTTGTGATGGTCGGGCGAGGGCTTAATTTACTGTTACGCAATTGACGGAGGATGTCAAGTCCTTTTTGTGTCTGGGTTGACGGTTTTAATCTCCCTGCACTCGGACGATGCTTATCTTGACAGGCTCCTCAGCTTCAAGGGCAGCGTTGCATTCATCGCACCACTGTCTCGCTATGCTTCTCAGAGTTTCCCAGGCCGCATCAGTCCACCAGTATTGACGGTCCATCGTGCTGTCGCAAGGGGCGTAGTGCTGGAAATCACCATCCATCTTGCTGAGGCTATACTGATTGAACGCTGCCAGGAACTGACTTACTCCTCCACCTTTCAACCACAGGGCGTGGTTACCGTTACTCTTCATAGTGGATTCCACCAAGGTCAAGGTGCCATCTGTGAGCCCCGCGGCTAAAAATCCTACTGTTCCTTGTGCAATACCGATCTTCTTGATTTTAATTTCCATGGTCTTTGATCTCCTCTAAAGTTGTTGTTCAAATGTCCCGTGGTCCGGGATATCTCGTAGTCTGAATGATCGGTCCTTGCCGCTCAAGGCCAACCACTCCGCACTCCCTGAGTTTTTCGCCGGCTTGCCATCTCAACAATACCCCCTCGGTGCAGGGGGGGCAAGGAGGTACTCAGACTGCCAGCCGGTGCGGGCCATGCGCTGCAGCAGGCTGTGGCGTGATGCCAGACCGACAAGCAGGGCAAGCTCGGTTGAGCCGTAAGTTTTCCCATCGTCACAGTCGAACTCCCAGGACTGCTGGCCGGAGGGGAGGGTGATCTTTCTTGGTGGGCGGATGACTCTTGAAGGTTTGGTGGTCATTCTTCGCCACCCTCAAATACATGAAATACCAATGCGCCACCACTAAGCTGGAACGTGCCGACATACTCGCCGGGATAGTCCGGAACAACGTGACCGGTGCCGTAGGTGCGAAACCGCCGGCGGACTTTCTGGCGCGTCGGATCTACCAGTGCCCAGATTTGCGGCTCACCGTGCTGTGTCTGCACGGTGAGCACCAGCGCCCCCGCAGGCATCTCAATTACGCAATCAGGCGTTAACATCCATTTCCAGATCATCTTTTCCATGGTCTTCAGTCTCCTTGGTAAATGTTCTGCCTCTCGGCGGTTTTAGCCTCCAGTTTGTCGATATGCCTCGGCACTGTGATGATAAAGGCCAGGATCAACAGGGCGGCGAGGGCTGCGGCTGCGAGGGTGAGGAGGATATCGGGGATGTGCTTTTTCATAGTCTTCCCTCCTTACCAAATTTTAATGTCTTCAACGTGCCCCTCGCAGACGAAGACGACGAAAAAGTCCTCGGGGCGGCTCGGGTCCGTGTCGTCGGGGTCGGTGATCTCCCTGACTGCCTCCTCCTGACCCTCCCTCTGTGCGTGGTCAACGTCCACCGCCTCAACGTGGGCCATGTAGGTGTCATGCCCGTAAGCGGATGACAGGTAGTCAGGGGTGACCATCAGGACCGTATACTTTTTCATCATCGCCTTGCCCTCCCTCAAATTTTGAAATATCTGACCTACTCTTGAGTATTTGGCCATCAGTTCAAGTCCACAAGCAGGATCTGCCCGGCCTCGATCTGCTTTTCCGTTTCCTTGGTGCTCAGGCGGGTGAAGATGTTCCGGTACTTCGCCGTGGTCCTGCTGTAGTCCCACTTGTCCTGGTCGAGCTGCAGGGGTCCACTGAACGGCGTGAAGGCGATGACGGTCTGGTAGCTTTGGAAATAGACACCATCATCGGTGAAGATTTTGAACTGGTTGGGCACTTCGCGCCCGGTCTTGTCGGACAGCATGTTCTCGATTTTTACTTTCATGGTCTGGTCTCCTCGGTTAAGTGGGTGTTTACTTCTCCTCTGACAGATCGCAAGGCCCGGCTGCCCAGGCCCTGCAGTCCGGCGAGGGTTAATAATCTTCCAGCGCTTTCTGCATATCTGCCAACTGCTCACGCGTGAAGGTCTTCTTGAGGTTTACGGCCTCTTCACAGCAGGTTTGATAGGTCTTGAACGCCTTCATGCTGTCAGTGTCGTATCCGTAGTTGTCGCACCATTCGTTGAACGACTGGTCGGCGGCGTCGGCATCCAGGAGGAGGGAGTGCATTATATCGGCGTTGGTTGGTGTGGTCGGTACAGGCTCGCTCGGTACTGCCACGCCCAAACAAGGTTTTTTCTTCACGAGCCCCAGGCCGGTCTTGTAAGGAACGGTCCAGAAACCGTCCTTCTGCGTGATGACCACATTCCACAGGAAGTGGGGCCAGTCCTTGTCTTGCACCTTGCCGACATAGACTACTTGAATCGGTAAGGCGCTGAAGTCGAATCCGTTTACTATGCTGTTTTTTGTCATGGTGTTTGGTCTCCTGGTAAGGGGTGATTTTCAGTTGTCGCAGTTGGTGGAATAGTCGCCCACGGTGTAGGCAGTGGTCTCGCCGGACAGGATAAGCCTTTCAAGCTCGGCCTTGATGTCTTCAGGGATATCCGCCTCGCCTTGGAACCCCCAGCACTCGTAAAAATCGCCGGGGGGATGCTCCGGGTCTGCCCAGTCCTCACCAATATTCTGCAGGTACGACTCGACCCATTTATTATCCTTGAGAATGGCCCACAGTCGCACCTGGGCGTTGCCGTCCTGCTCAGTCTCGGCCTTGCCCCACGCCTCGTTAATAGCGTCCTTGATGGCCTGCAGGCCCTTTGTAAACGGAATGCTTACTGACCCCGTTCCTGCCTCGTCAAAGTCGTTTGATACCGATGCCTCGCAGACAATGCTCTCGCCAGTGTAGGTAATGCGAGCTGAGGCTATTTCCTTCTTGCTGCCATACCACCCGGTTGTGAAGGGTTGCCCGGCTGCCAGTGCTTCGACTATTGCTTCCTCGACCTTCGGATACCAGTCAGTAAGGCCGTGGTGTGAGCCGTCGCCTACGATCTCCAGCTTGGGGAAATCCATCTCGAAGTCATCGTCGTCATCATCCCAAGGCGACGCGGTTTTCCATTGGTCGTATCCGTTTAGTCCTGACATGGCTAAATCTCCTCTTGTTCTTGTTTGAGTTTCTGTACCAGACCCCTGAGCGTGTGCAACATGCTACGCGGGACTGGCGACTGGTTATTTTCCCATCTGTTCCAGGTGATGCGGCTGACTCCCAACAGGGAGGCGGCTGCGTCTTGTGTTAAGTTAAAAGCTCGCCGAAAAGCGGTAAGGTGGGCCGGAGTAGCCACGGGCTGATTAGCCTCAGCTGCGGCCCTGGCCTCGCGTGCTGCGACGATGCGCGGGACATCGACCTTGTTTTTCATCTCCACGAAATCCGCAATCCTGGGCGGGACGGTTTCGGACTTCTCCATGGAGTACCAGACTGAAGGCTGGCGGTTAAACTGCCTGGCGGCCTCTTTTACACTCCAGCCAATCGCTTTTCGTATTTGTTTCAATTCTGATCCGGTCATGGTGTCGGTCCCCCTATTACTCTTTGTATCATTCTGTGTCGCTGTTTCTTTCTTATATCGTGTTTTTTGAGTGTTTGTCAAGCGGTTTACGTGAAAAAGATTTTATTATCTGGTTCTGCGTAGTTGGCTCGTTTCTTGGAAAATATCCAATAAAAACGTACAAGTATGAACGGTTTTAAATAAAAGTTACCGGGCGTACACATCTAAATGAATAATATCCTATACTTAAGGCATTGGCACTTGTGAAAAATAAAGTTAATGCTCAACCTTAGTGGTTTGATCGGAACCGGATGTTACATTGGGCTTTGGTGTAGGGTGTCCAGGCCATCGTGTAACATCGCATTCCGAAGAAAAGGCAAAAAGTATTCAGTGCTTATCTTTTTTTTTGATACTACTACTACTATACTATTTTAAGAATATATATATATAGGACTTCATTAGTTTTTTCTCTCAGGGCTGGCATCCCGCCACCTGTGCAAAACCCCCCCAATCACGGTTTTGCGTCAATTTACCTTGTAAAAAGGTCGTTTTTACCTCCAAAAACACTACAAAATGTATCACGCTATTACACAAAAACTGCACAGAACAGCCTCAACTATCAGTTTGACTGATGAGCGTCGGCTTTGACCTCCTCGTCTCGCCTTGCCTCGACGACCTCCGAGCGAAAGTTTTTGACCTCCTCCGGCCCGACTTGCGACACGGTTTAGCCTGCCCTAACGATTTTTTCACACAACTTTTCACTTCGGCTTCGACCTCCGAAAAACGGCGTTTCGTGCATTTTACCCCCTAAGTGCTGTAAAGTCCTACTCTGTAGTAGAAATCCTTATACTAAAGTCGTGTAATAGCCTGATACATACATTTCAAATTGCCGGTTTTGCAGGTTACTTGTACGGCTTTTGTAATAAAACCGTACAAGTAAGGTCGTTTCCAGTGTGTCAGTTATTCCCCTTTTTCGGCTGTAACCTCGATACCGCTAAGGAAAGCGGTCATCCAGGTATACAGCTGCCGTTTCGTGCCGTATCCATCGGTTGATATCCTTCGAACCCCTCCGCCATCCGTCTGGATCTCCTCCAGGGCGACACCGCCGTACGCGCCCGAGATATGAAAATTGCCAAGGTTGGCCTTAAACTTCCCGTTTTCATCCTTGCCGTATGGCGTCTCGGGCCGGTTGAGCGCTCGGTTGATCCTGGATACAAGGTGTTCAAGATCTTTCTGTGTTATTCTTTGGCTCATATCTTCACCTCAAAAATATAGAAATAAACAGTCTGCAGCCTGGCCGATACCGACAAACGGAAATAGCCAGGTTGCACCATTAATCGCTTGAGTGCTTGGCTTATCAATATGTGTCTCATTTGATCACCCGTACAGACTTGAAAGGTTTGTAAGACACTGCCATACCAGACAGCGACCGGGATGAGTGTATTTGTAAGTGGCAAGGCATGAACCCAGTAGACTTGCCGACATTGAACCTATACGGCTTGCCTCCGTCCGATACTTCGACGCGGTGACCTTCAAGGCCAATTAATGAAGGGTTCAACCAAGCGCTTGACCGCCATCCGGTTTCCGCATTCTTTTTCCGCGCTATCTCCTGCAGATCAGTATAATAACCGTACAAGGCCATTAATTCATTTTCTGCAGGCGGTACGGGCACAGGCATATTCAACTCAATAGCTAAGCGCTTTGTAATGTCAAAACAGACATCGATTGATAAGATTTTCATAGTCGTATCCTCCTGATTAAATATTGAATTTGTTTTTACATTCGTCGTCAAGCGCTTCGCCATACTCATAAGCCATTATGCACGAGCTGCAGAGCTTAATGTCGTAATGCTCCCAGGTATTCGTTGAAGCATTAAAGAAAGATGCTTTTGATTCATAGCAGTTATTACCGAGATGATTATTGCAGTTGTCGCAACCACTCCAATAAAATCCCGCTTCCTCTTCTGACCATAATGCTGTGATGGTATCGTCGTTAATCTTCATAGTCGTATCTCCTTTTGTTTGGTGGTTTACAATCAAACTGTATAATTTAGTGTAAGGGACGTAACATAAAGATGCAAGGTTTTATTGCGTGATTGACGTTTTTATTTGTTACTCGGTTTACATGATTGCCAGGGCGCAGCTCGTGCATAGCCAGGGCGCAGCTCGTGCATAGCCAGGGCGCAGCTCGTGCATAGCCAGGGCGCAGCTCGTGCATAGCCAGGGCGCAGCTCGTGCATAGCCAGGGCGCAGCTCGTGCATAGCCAGGGCGCAGCTCGTGCATAGCCAGGGCGCAGCTCGTGCATAGCCAGGGCGCAGCTCGTGCATAGCCAGGGCGCAGCTCGTGCATGTATGCTCTACGCTCTCCGGCCTGGGATCGTCGGCGCTCGGTTGCCTGGCCGAAGGCGCGTAGCGGGGAGGGGCATAGGGGCGGGGGTAGGGAGAGATTCCAGGAGGGGCGGCAGGGGGGCAGGAGGGGAGGGAGGGCCACATTCACTCATGCACGCTCTCACACCAAAGACCTCAGAGCCTCCATTTTTTGTTACGTACCTAACATTCCCCAGTAATCCCAGCTACTTACCCCCCAAAACCCTAACAACCTCCGCCAAAAATCCTACCACAAAATTAGTCACCCCAAACACCCAAAAGCCTAACAACGCAGCAATCCCCTACAGAAGTATCACCCATCTACACTTTTTTACTTGCATTTCCTGCATAAAAACGCTACGACCTTTAGTATGAGCCTCGCAGACTACAACCCCAAGTTAGAAGATGATCTCTCCGACCTCCTCAGCGTGGAGTACGACGAGTCTCCCACCGTGGATTACGACACCAACCGCGACCTGACCCTTACCGGCTCAGTCTCCAACCGCAGTCATCACCGAAAAGAACAAGCCTCCGCCAACCAGTGGGACCCCAGGCTCATCCTCGATCTCGCCCTCGGCATTGAGGACACCCGGGATATCCTCACCAGGTACGGCCTCACTGACAACGACTATATCGTCCTCTGTGGCTCCCGGGTGTTCAGACAGGAGCTGGCGGTCACCATCCGCGACGTCCATGAGAACGGGTTGCCTTTCAGGGCGAAAGCCCGGGTACAGGCTGAGGCATACCTGGAGGTGATCAACGACCTGGTTTACAATGAGACCACGCCGGCCACGACGAAACTCGAGGCGATCAGGTCGACGGTGCGCTGGGCCAACCTGGAGCCCAAGGAAGACAAGAGCGAGAGCGGCAACACCCAAGCTCAAATTAATGTTTCAATCAATTTCTAAGGAGCCCACCCCATGCCAGTAGGATACCCCCTCACCCCGCAAACAACCGCAGCCACCTCGGAAGTCATCGACTTAACCCGTGACCCGTTCCCGAAGACCATCTACGCCGTCGGGCCCTTTGGAGCAAACACCATCGCCGTCAATGTCGTCACCGCAGTCGATGCCAACGGCGATGCCTCGGCTGTTCTGCCCCTCTACGACGACACCGGCGCCGCGGTAACCATCACCGCCACCTCCCAGCCGTTGATGGTCGAGAGCCCGGTCCTGCTGCAGTTCGTCAAGACTGAGAGCGTGGGGGCCACCATCGGCGTCGCCCTGGTGGAAAAAGGCCAATGAGCACCGTCACCAGGAACATCTTCAAGTCCATCTGCGGCAGGACCGGCAGGGGAGTGACCGGCGGAGCAGACCGGCCGTTCTGGGCGCAGGACCTGCAGACCGGCACCCTCCTGGCGTATTACAAGGGAGACATCGTAGGCGGCCGCCTCCAAGCCTACCGCCCACTCGGGTCAGCCACTCCCCAGGTCAAAGGCAGCTTATTCAGCGTAGCCGTCCCCGAAGGTGTGCCCTACACCGGCCTGCTCACGACAGACGTAATCACCGCAAGCGGCACTGCCCCAACCTGCGCGGTAGATGGAACCCTGAGCATGACCGCGAACTTTTGGGATATGTCCATCCATCGGGACGGAGCGCTCTGGGCGTACCTGCCGGGGATAAATATCGGCGCTACGTTTGAGTTGGATGCGAGCGGGAATGGGCATCACCTGTACCTTACGACTACGACGATTGTCGAGGTGGTTGATGGCACTGGGACGAACTGGTGCAATGAGATGGGATTCGCTGTGGCTGATGGGTCGCAGTATCTCAGTGATACTGATGGTGGCGTGATATTGCCAGGAAGCAGAATCCCAGTATTAATTGATGGTTCTGGTTGTGCTTCATATTCCATCACAGCAGGGGATATCCCGGAGGAAGTTGTAAGCCTGTGGAATGCTTCTACGCCTACAGCCTCTGTTTCTGGTCCTGCCCCTGAATACTCATCAGCCTCCCAGCAGCCCGACGCCAACGGCAATCTCGTTGACTGGCCGAATTACATCGCTACACGCGGAGTCGAGGTTCACCCTGCTTATACTCAGCTAGCCCAGAATAGCAAACTTCTTAACGCGGTAGCAGGCTCGCCCGGCACCGGCCCGGATAACTGGACATACACAGTAGTTGATACTCCATCCCTCGCAGTCACGGCCAGGACAGTAGGCAATTCCCTGACGTTCAGCGGCACAGCATCGCGGGGATATCTCAGTATGACGCAGGCAATGGCTGCTCTGTCAGTCTACACGTTCTCGTTCAATGCGATCTGCGACGGTGTTCTACAGATTGACGAGATTCAGTATTGCTCGCTCACTGGCGGAACTATCGTTGTCTCAATGGACGGGGTTGTCGTTGCTGATGAGAATGCTGTACCATCTGCCGGGGTTCATGCGTTCTCAATCAAGGTTACAGCCGGGGCCGTAGGTGATACTGCTGCTTTCAGGTTTGGCCTTGGCGCGAGTGCTGTAGCGACCGGGACTGTAACGGTCTATGAGCCTCAACTTGTCCTCGGGGCCTACGTTCTGCCGTATGCGGCAAGTGGAGTGGGCGCGACTGTTGCCACTGCCTCCACAGCAGCCACCAGCGCGGGTAATGGCCTGGCTATCCCGCTGGATGCGAGGATGAGGGAGTGCCTTGAGAGGTCAGTGACTGATGGGATGGAGTTGATACCTAATGGTGATTTCTCTGCAGGGCTTACTGGGGGATGGACTACATCGAACTGGAGTGTAGTGGCTGGAGTAGCCATAGGAGGTAATGGAGGGGCTCTACTTACTACGAGTGCTTTTGCCGCGCAAGTTGGAAAAGCATATCTTGTAAATTTTACTGTTCTGGCAACCCAGTATCTAAACGTCAGTGTAGGTGGGGTCTCACAAGTTTATTATGCTCCTACTGTTGTGAGTAAAGTAGTTGTTGCTACATCTACAGCGGGGATAACTTTTACCCCGGGCGGGGCGATTCCCTCCCAAATCGACAACATCTCCATCCAGCGTCTCGCCCCCAGTGTATTCACAGCAGCAGCATTGTGCTGGATGGGAGTGGGGAATGCTGATCTTCCAGCAGGAGTGTCAACGACAGTTCCTGTCCTAACTCTGAGAGACACCACGACAGGTCCGAGCTTTTGTCAGCAATCCTCTGGTGGACTTGGTAGTTCTCAACGAGCATTGGATGGAACTACAGAGACAGCTATTTTTCAATCTTGGAACCGTGGAGAAGTCCACCTCAAGGTAGTTCAGACCAACGCCCTCGGCACACAGTTCCGAGTAGGCAATCGCCGATATACCAGCGCAATGGTGCCGATAGATGCGCTGACCTGGGATGTATGGGCAAACTATGATGGCAGCATGAATCCACTGACTCACTTGAGGTTCGGGTATACCAGCACAGTGCCTCTAGGATTCTTGCAGACTCAGGTGTGGAATAAGAGTTGCGCTGATGCTGAAATCCTCAACTTGTTGAGGTACGCATCATGAGCCCAGAACTCAACAGAGGTAAACTGATCCGGGGATATTTCATCGTCAACCCAAACAAGCCCGACCGTCTATTCGGGGCGAGGTGGCTGCACTCATGGCCCTGCGGCACCTTCGTCAATGCTCAAGGCACCCTCAAGGGTGTGACGTTCTTCATGTTCTACGAGGACGAACTGAACGACCAGGCTGACGGCAGATTTAAGGAGTCCCTGGACATCGACATGCAGATGGCAGATACCATCCCGGCAGATGAGATACTGGGGGATCTGGTCAAGCGTATCCCACTCTCTGCTGCCAAGATTGCCAAACTCGACCCGCAGCAACAACTGATCATCGCTGAGAAGTACCCTACAGGATTTCTGCCCAACAAGGCTATTGTCACGAGGGACATGATTAAGCTCACTCCGCAATGGCTTGGCAGGACACTGAAGCAGGCGATTAAGGACAGGCCGAATATCTGGCAACCAACCACAGTAGATGGGGTCGAGGTTGCGAACGTGTGGAAATGCTCATTGGAGGAACTATGATACGATCACCAATAACCACACCCGGCCCCCTCAACGTCTCAGCCACCATCACAGCAGGCACCACCTACCCGGATATCACGATCAAGGCCCCCCTCGGCCCGAAGTTTCAGGCAATCACCGGCTTGACGAACAACGCCGCCATAGACCTCGCCACGTTTGTCAACACGGATCAGGTGATATTCGGACCACGTGGCGGGTTTATTTACAAAGATGCTGTATCGGCAGCAAAACTGGCGCAGGCTGAACAGTATTTAGGGGTTGTCCCTGTACCTCTTGAGATGCCAGATACCTTAGAAATGACCGATACTTTGGAGATGAGAGAATGAAAAAATCTATTTTAATATTGGCAATATTGCTGCTTACGTCTCCCGCCTTCGCAGCGCAGCAAACCTTGACCGGGGGAATAGGTGCAACACATCAGTGGTCTGTCCAAAAGGGCAGAATCAACGACAATTTCACCGAGCTTTACGGCTGGACCGGCCAGGGGTTGACCACTACCAGTTCGCCAGCATTTACAGCAGTCTCCCTCGGAGTTGCCAGCACAACGTATGGCACACTTGATCTGTATGGGACGACTTACGCCAATCCGTTTCGACTGTGGACATATGGCGGTGCGGTTCCGAGCGTAGGGTGGCGACTCCCATCAACTCTGCCAGCCGGGACGTATTTGATTACATCAACCGTCAACGGATATCTTGACTATCTCGACCCTGCAACATTTCTCACGCCCTCAGGAGTTGGTGGTGCGCTAACCGTCACGGCAACCGGATTCGATGGCAACCTTGCCACGACTGACAATACAGTGCAGGAGATTGCACAGAAACTTGATGATCTGGTAGCAACAGGCAGCCCAGCCGACGACACAGCATACAACGCAACCTCATGGGATGCCAATACCGACGCGGCAACGAAGAATGCCATCCGTGACAAAATCGAAACTCTTGCCGGCGGGCACGATGCTGCAACAATCAACGCCACGGCCAACGGCCTGACCATTACCGGCCAGGAGATTGCCTTGGGCCTCGCATCAACCAGCACGATAGGGGCGCTGAGTGATACCGACTGGGATACATTTAACAACAAGGTCAGTTACACTCCCGCCACTCCCGGCGCGATAGGCGCGACAACTCCAGCGGCAGGCACGTTTACGACTGTCACGGCAGCGTCATATGTCTCTAGCGCGGCAGACGGTAGCAGATATACCATCCTGCCGAATAATGCCAGCATTGTCCCACTTGCCGATGGCTCTGAGCAGATATACAACGAGGGCGGGCAGATCAAGGTGGTAGAGGCCGACCTTGAGGCTGAGATAACAACCACCATTGCATCCGGCATGGTCGAACTGAATACAACTACCGTTGCAGCTTCTGGAGTGATAGCTGATGATGCATGTCAGCTTCTGGCCTCCGCTCAAACGGCAACAAATGCCCTGGCTGCATCAGACGGCGTTGACTTTTATTTCATTGGAGATCCGACCTCAAAACTCGGATTTGCAGCAACCGGAATGTTGACCCTGATCCCCTTTGTCAGCGCAGACAACGCTGTCCAGGTGCGGGTCTGTAACCAGACAGGGGCCAGTATAACCCTGAACACAGCAGGCAATGGGGCCACGATTAAATGGGCGGTGCGGAGATGATTCTCAGACTGATTCTTGCCATACTCCTGCTTCCATCTCTGCTCTATGCCGGGCAGGGATGTGGCCCTGGGCCTGGGTTTGCGATGCCTGCTGCGGCCTCGTGCGAGACTGTTGAGCAGTCAGCCACTGTAGGGACAAGTGCTACGACCGTAGGCAATGGGACAAATCTCAAACTTTCTCACAGTTTTCTTGCTTCGTCTACCTATAATCTGTGTAAAGCCATTTACAAAATGGCCAAGACAGGCTCCCCCACATTCGACATTGCGGTTGAGCTGTGGTCCGATAATGGATCTGCTGTTCCTAATGCTAAAATCGGAGACCTTGGGACTATAAATGCTGCCGGTCTAGCCTCAGACGCAGCCCCAGAAGATGAGACTTTTACCATAGCCTCACCGATAGCCCTAACCAGTGGGGTTCGGTATCATGTCATCTTTTCGGCTGCCACGGGCGGCGATGTATCAAATTACGTCAGGGTGTATCGATCGACATCTGGAACTGAGAAGCTTTACTTTTGGACTGGTGCATCGTGGGGCACTGCGATAGATGGTAGCTCCACACTATACTACTACCATTATAAGTGATTATTATGAAATCCATTTTAATAGTCGTCCTTCTCCTGCTTAGTTTTACAGAAGCATCGGCAGATTACACTATCCCTAAAGGTATCCCTGACCCTGCCGGTTCTTTTGGCGTATTCGATCCGATTGACGACCCTGCGCCTGTGGTCAATGGGGATGGAACAAGTACATATTGTCCGAACTGGCCAAGTGCTGTCTCGACCGCCCCTAATTGCTACTATGTGGATAAAACCGCCGTGGGGTGCGACAACGATGACGCTGGCACTCCTGCCGATCCTCGCTGTACTCCACCCGAGGGGACGTTGCAGGCTGGGACATTTGTCTATATCCATGCCGGGACATATTTAGCAACAGACTCAGGAGGGCAAACTCTTGACTGGAACGGGGCGGGTACGGCTGAAAGTCCTATATGGATAGTCGGCAACCCAGTTACAAAACCTATTATCCAAGATCTCGTCGGGATAGGGTGGGGCTACTCTGCATCCTATATAGTGGTTGAGAGTTTGGAGTGGAGCGGATACACAGGAACAGGGCTATTCTCAATCCGTCCACTGACAGATACCCACAATATAGATCATATTGTTATCCGTAACTGTACTATGACCGGGACAGGGGCAAATACAGATGGGGGAGCACTTAACATTGGTGCAAGCCAGGACACTGACGAAGCACCTCTCAGCGTTATACAATATATAGTTATATACAATAATACTATCTCAAATATATCCAGACTTGCTGCAGATGAGACAGGAGATGATTGCGCTATTTACCACGCATATCATGTTGATAGTGTCTGGACCCTTGGGAACACGATTCACTCTATTCAGGAGGATGGCATTGCTGGGAGTCACTACAGCGATGCCAGTAGGACTACGACAAATCTCTACATAGGAGGGAATACCCTCTACAATTTTGGTGCAAATGCGATTGACCTGAAATCTGTTCAGGGATTCGTCATATCAGAAAACGATATGTCTATGCCAAATGTAAAGTTGGTCGGCCCTGGGGCTACACTGATAATTCACAACGCTGCCCTCGCGGCACCGAGCACACCTTGCACGGACGGATGGATACTTTTTAATAAATTCCATAACCTATGTGGGGGAGTCGGATTTGTTACGGGATCAGCGGTGGAGGATATGTATGTTGTTGGTAATGAGTTTTGGGATATTGATACAGACAACTGTGTTGGGGCGGAAGGAACCTATCCTGGCAGAGCGATATTGATAGCCTCAATGATAGGCAATGGCTGGATTGTTGATAATACTTTTTATGATAACGAATCCCCAATATATATGGAGGGCACGTGGGGTACAGCTAATATCAAAATTCACGGCAATATATTCGGTAATATTAATGAGGACGGGTACGATATTAATACCAACACCAGATATACATTAGTTGATATGGATTACAACCAGTTCTATCATCCGATAGGCGGCGCAGCAGCAAAAATCTACTGGGACGGCGCAAGCAGAAATCTGGCCTATATGCAGGGTGTTTCTGAATGTACAAACTGCGACGAGGGCGACCCGCTTCTTTTCAATCCACCATCAAACCTATCGCTGCAATCCACATCTCCTGCTAAAAATGCCAGCGTTGAGGGGCCGGTGGGTGGGACGGTTTATGACCTCTTCTTCGCGACGTATGGGATCAGTATCGAAAAAGATTTCGTCGGCACTGCCAGGCCGATAGACGCATGGGACATCGGAGCCTACGAGTACAACGAGGCAACCGCCCCGCAATCGCTCGGGACGGTCCTGCTCGGTCAATAACAGGAGAAAACCATGAAAAGAACGCTTTGCATCATCGCACTACTTATGATGTCAGCCTGCACGATGAACCAGCGGGAGACGCACATAAACTTTACAGCCGGGACAAGCCTGAAGGTCGAGGCCAACGGTGCGACCAATGCCACCGAGACAGGCCAGACCGCAAATGGGGATTTCTCCGGGCTGGTTGATGCGGTGTCGAAGTGGGTCGAGGAAAACATGGCCGGGATAGTCGGCAAGCTGAAAGTTACCGATCTGGTAGACGAGAGCAAGCTGGTCGAGCCAGAAGCCCTTGACGATAAACCCGCCGCCGTCAGCCCAGCCGGGCAAGGCGAGTTTGAGGAGATTGAATAATGGCTACCTGTCCAACGTGCGGCCAGAAGATACCTGATGTCGTTGTCCCTCAGCCGGGAATAAAACCCTACCCGCTCAAGGTGATTTTCGACAAGACATCCGACCAGGGCACGGGTGAATACCATGGTACTTCCTGCCTCCTGCTTGACCCTGGCATGGTAAAGGTTACGCTGAACGGCGAGGTTGCATTCAAAGGTAATCCGTACAAAGGCAAGGATGTCTGGCGATTCAAGAAAGTAGGTGATGCCTACCCTAAGCCTTGGAATTTCGTCTTTACCCACTCGACAGGTCAGCAGTATTCATATGTGATCAATGAGTCTGGTGGTACTCCTGCAAATCCCGACACGCCGACTGGCGGAAAAACATTGACCGTCAAAAATTCAGGTCAGGCAAATGGGAATAGATCACACTTCCGCTTTCCTTCAAAAGTTGCGGTCTATGGAAACTTCAGTTTTTCGTTCGATGGCGGGAAGGTCCACTATGTGACGGCTGAGCAAGTGAAGGATGGCAGGCATGAACCTGGCGGCGGGGTGCTCGTAAAGTCTCCGGACAATCGGGGAGGTACAGCTATTCTTGGTGAGTACGGCAAAACATATAAAAGCTGTACCCTGAAATGGTGAGAATATGAACGAAGGGCTGTTGACCAAAGGCTACAAATCGACCGACTTCTACCTTGTCGCTGCCGTGGTCCTGCCGTGGGTCTGCAACCAACTCGGCATCGATGTCGGGGCGCTGCTGCAAGGCGCGGAGCAGATGCGCCAGGAAATAAAAGTGGTGCATGGAGGTTCTGATCTGCCGGTGGTTGTAGCTGGTGTCTATGTCGTTGTTCGGGGATGGCTGAAACATAAACGGATGGTCTGATGGTCATCTGCTGGTACTGCGGATGTGATTATATCGGCCCAAACTGCCCAATCTGCGGATATCCGCCAACGAATGATTGCGATGACTACGAGGTGAATCATGAGGGTGATTCCAGAGGCGAATCTTACAATGAGTGATAGAAATGACGATGGCCTTCATGGCGTGAAGGACAGGTACTGTAAAGACGACAGCAGTCTATGGTGTTTCGCTTTTGACTGCAACGGGCGGCAAGGTAAGTCTTGTGACAGGTTTTCGATGATTTCAACAGGCGTTAAATTTTGCGCTGACGAGAAAAAGAGATAAAAAACATGCTTAAACAAATAGCCCTCGTCATATGGTTCATCTTCTTTCTCACATTCCCAGCCTACGGGATGCAGGCCAAAGTCTTCCAGGTTATCGACGGTGACACCATCAAAGTAATTTCTGCCAATGGATTAAAGACCATCAGGCTCTACGGAGTCGATTCTCCAGAGAAAAAGCAGGCGTTCGGGCTGGCGGCCAAAGACTTCACCTCAACTTTTATCGACGGCAAGACCGTTGATGTAACTCCGATAGATACTGATCGCTACGGTCGCACAGTGGCAATCGTCATGCTTGGGACGCAGTGTCTTCAGGAGCAACTCATCCTCGCCGGTTACGCCTGGGTCTATCCAGCCTATTGCAAAAAATCATTCTGCGGGGCATGGACTACTCTGCAGGGTATCAGCGCTGGCAACCGGGTTGGACTGTGGGCCGGGCCTGTGCCGGTGCGACCTTGGGAGTGGAGACGGGCACAGCGATGAACTACGTCAAAATAGCCTGCTGGGGAGCAATCCTGACCGTCCCTGATTTCCTTGCTAGAGTCTGGCCGTATGACCTGTTGCCAGAGGAATGGCCGACGTTCTGCGGATCAGGCCCTGGACTGGGTGATGCGATTGTCCCTGACAGTATCCATGGTGTAAGAATATCCCCGGCTTGTCTAGTCCATGACGTAGAGTGGGCAATTTCTCCAAACACATTTCCAGAGTTTATGGGGGCAAATGGCAGGCTGTTCCTGAACAGTGTAGCCCTGATCATGGCATCTGATTTGTCCACATGGCAAACTATCCGGGCAATGAATCGAGCGATGACGGCATACCTCACGGCGGTTTGTACGGTAGGTGTTCTGTTTTTTTCATGGTTTTCAAATCGGCATGAGGCTATTGACCCGCTCAATCATCCAATCGTCAAGGCGCGATTGAGACAGATTACCGAAGCCCGCGGCAAGATAGATCGAGGCGGGTACGAAGAAGACCCATATGATGCATGGGAAGGGACTGAGATATGATACTGAGAGATGGCAAGACGATAACTGAAGATCCACGTTGCGGGCTCATCCCGCAGGAGGACACCAGGGCCGAGCACCTCTTCGCTGCTGCGCCACCGGATGGAGGTATCGACCTCAGTCTGCGGGAACTTATTTCAAAGCGCCGGGTCAAGAAATTCGGCGATCCGCTCCTCAATCAAGAGCAATGGTCAGCATGTGCTGGGATGACGATGGCGGCAGCACTCGAACATGAGCCCGGAATCCGAACTATGGGGTCTGAATGGGCGATCAATTTCTACTTCGACGCACAGGACCATGATTCTTTCCCCGGCAGCGAAAGGCCAGGCGACCCGATTCAGGGTTACGGGACATCAATGGTGGCAATCTGCGAAGAAGCCAAACGCCAGGGGTTGATCAAAAACTGGTATCGGGCACACACCATCGAAGAGGTCATTATCGGCCTTGGGTACTATTCATGTCCTTTATTTGGTTTTGAGTGGACCGATGGAATGATGTATCCGAATCACAAGGGCCTTTCCGTCCCGACCGGCAAGACCGTGGGCGGCCATGCTCATCTCGGGACGTTCGTCAATCTGCGGGATGGCTTGCTCGGCGGGCCTAATTCGTGGGATGGCTGGAACCCGGCACAAAATGGCTTCTGGGTAATGAAGATATCGGATGTCGAAAACAGGCTGCACCATGGCGGAGAGTGTGTTTTTCTGGAAAAAGTGTAACGGTTGCAGAACTCAAAATGGCCTCGGGGTGTGATATGACAGCAGAACAGCATGTAGCAAAGTGCAGTTATGGAGAAGATGGAATGTGTGCTTTGCATGGTGTTGAGGTTGAGCGGCGCAAAGGTATGGAAGCCTTGACGGATAATATTCCCAAAATGCTATCTTGGCAGAACAGAATAGTTGGATGGTCTCTGCTTGTTACTGTATTTGTAATTGGGGCGTATGCTTACACGAATCAGATTAAGAATGAAATGAAGGTACAGTACGCAGAAGGAATTGGGTCTACTGCTACTGAGATTAAAATTATGACAAAGCAACTCGAGCAGTTGTCCAACGGCCAAGCCAGGACGGAGGAGCGATATGCCTCCCTGCTGAGATCAATAACGGAGCTGAGCTCCAGCGTCAATACTTTGACCTACCTGCAGTTTGAAAAGAAAGAGGAGGCGAAGAAACCCAGATGAGCACCGCCCAAAGGATCCAGGAACTGCTTGACTGCGCTGTCCGTGTACCTGAGAAGGACGCGGCCGGTATCATTACCGCCGCCGGCATCGATGCCCAGGTCAGAGTCAAGGCCCTCAATGACTGCCTGAAGATTGCTCAGGATGAGGAGAAACATGAGCGTGATTGACGACCTCAAGAAACACGAGGGGTTCAGGGCCAAGCCCTACCGGTGCTCGGAAGGTTTCCTTACAATCGGCTACGGCCTCAACCTCGACGCCGGCATTACCAGGGACGAAGCGACTATGCTGCTCGAGCACCGGGTCTCAGTCCTGCAGGACGTACTGGCAGTGCGGCTGTCGTTCTGGTACCGGCTCACTCAAGCTAGAAAAGACGTGTTACTCAATATGGCCTACAATCTCGGGGTTGCCGGGTTGCTGGGATTCAAGACGACGCTCAGGCTGGTCTCTGAAGAGAACTACACGGAGGCCTCCAAGCAGATGCTGAAAAGCAAATGGGCAAAACAGGTAGGCGGTAGGGCTCTCTGGCTGTCCAACAAGATGCGAGAGGGTTGAGGTGTACGAACTGATCATTGACCCTTTTCTCTGCGCCGCCTGCGGCAACTGCGACCGGCGCCTGCCGGGGCTGCACCTGAAAGCTACCGGCAACCGGCTGCTGGTCAATGAGAATAACTCGATCGTTGATTTCGTTGCAATTTTCCGCGCAATAGGTGATTGTTACATGGACGCGCTGACCTTGAGGAGACTAGATGGCCGACCAGCTTGACCGCGCCTGGGACCTGCAGGAGATGCACCTGAAGCATATACTGCTGAACCGTCCGCAAATGGTCGGAGAGTCCCGGACCCACTGTCTGGAGTGCGAGGAACCAATCCCCGAGGGGCGCAGGCGGGCGGCACCGGGGTGTCAATACTGTGTACAGTGCGCTGAGGAGTTGCAGGGATGATAAAGCAAGGGGGAGTATATCAGATTGTCAATACCGAGAACGGCAAGCGGTATATTGGGAGTGCTAAGTGTTTCCGGGTCAGACGGGGAGTACACTTTCGGCTGCTCACTGCCGACAACCACCACGCATATAAGATGCAGGTGGAGTGGAGCCACTACCCTACTGAGGCGTTCAAGTTTGAAATTCTGTTGATCTGTGCCCCCAAAGACTGTCTGTACTACGAGCAGAAGTTTCTGGACTTCTTCAAGCCTGAGTACAACGTGAACCCTACAGCACAGAGCAGGTTCGGAGCGCGGAATACTGCGGAGCATTGCAGGAAAATAAGCGAGGCGCATAAAGGTAAGACCTACGACGCCGCCAGAACTGCGCAGATACGTGCTACACTGCTTGAGAAGGACACTGGTAAAAGGTACAAATGCAACGGCAAGGTCATGAGTATTCGGAAGGCTTCTGATGTGTTTGGAATCTCGTATAACGTATTGCAGCACAGAGTGAAAATATATGGGAGCCTTCAGGCAGCAGTAGACCATATCCCAACTAGCGTGGACGAGATACGGCAGAAAGCCTATGAAGCCTCCCGAGCAAACGCAACAAGGGTTGAATGCAACGGCGAGTTTAAAAGCATCCCAGAGTGGGCGAAGTTTTTTGGGGTGGATAGGCGAAGTCTGTACAAGAAAGTCCACAATGGGATGACTGTGGCGCAGGCGATTGCCAGCTTCAAGGCTCCGCTTACTATCACACTTGATGGAGTCACTAAGGCGATCACAGAGTGGGCTGCTGAGACCGGGCTTACCATGAACACCATTAAGGGCAGGCTCAAGCGCGGGTGGAGTGCCAGAGATACCTTGACCATCCCCAGAGGAAAACAAGGCATGGATGTGCGGAAGTCGTATCATGCTGATAGTCAGGCTCAACAGAGCATTGGAGCATAATGGCCGCAATCGATTTTCAATATACCGCTCCTAAAATTGTTGGGCAATTCATGCGTTCAGACGCAGAATTTAAAGCAATTCTCGGACCTTATGGGAGCGGCAAGAGCGTCGGTTGCTGCGTGGAAATACTTCGCCGGTGTATCCAGCAGGTTAAGTCTCAGGATGGGTTCAAATACAGCCGGTGGGTGGTCGTACGGAATGTTAGGCAGCAATTAAAAGACACGACGCTAAAGACCTGGTTTCAGTGGATCAAACCCGGCGTACTGGGGTTCTGGAAAGAGACAGATAGTACGTTCTACATGCACTTTAATGATGTTAGGGCAGAGATCCTTTTCCGGGCCCTCGATACTCCGGAGGATGTGCAGAAGGTTCTCTCACTCGAAATCACCGGATGCTGGTTGAATGAATGTCAATTTATTCCTCGGGAGATCATTGAAGGTCTGCAGGGCAGGTTGAAACGATACCCGTCGAAGGAGATGGGCGGGTCCAATTACTGGATGATGATGGCCGATACCAACCCGCCGGCAATGGACTCTTACTGGTACAAAATATTTGAGCATATCCCTATCGATGAAGCGGATCCGAACTCGGTAGTGGACTGCGATACGTTCAAGCAGCCGTCTGGGCTTTCGCCGGAAGCGGACAATCTTGAGAACCTCGCCGAAGGCTACTACGAGAAGCTCGCCCTCGGTAAGTCAAAAGTGTTTGTCGACGCCTCTGTCCACGCCCTCTATCCTCCGTCTCAATCTGGCAAGCCAGTCTATCATGCGACTTTCCGGCGAGATCGTCACGTATCCAAAACACCGCTGCCAATTAATCCATATCTACCCGTAATTGTTGGACAAGATTTCGGGCTCACCCCCGCAGGGCTGTGGATGCAGATGCAGGAGGATGGGAGGATATTTGTCTTGCGAGAAACGCCGGCGTTCGATATGGGCACGAAGCGGTATATTAGAAGCCGGTTCCGGCCGATGCAGATGACGACCTTCCCAACCAACCCGATCGTCGTGATCGGTGACCCTTCGGGTGTGCGACGGGCGGACTCTGACGAGGGCACGAGCTTCAAAGAGTTCAAGGACGCTGGATATATCGCCAAGCCGGCGTCGACCAACGACCCGGAGGTCAGGATAAAAGCCTTGGATGAACTGTTCTCAATGTATCCGGATGGAGAGCCTGCCATTCTCATTGACCCTGCCTGCAAGTCGTTCATCGGGGCCATGGCTTCCAGTTATCGGTATCCTCGCAAGAAGCAGGCGTTTGGGGAAGAGTACGGCGAGAAGCCAGACAAGTCTCATCCCTGTTCGCATCTCGTGGAGGGGGGACAATATGGTGCGATGTTTCTCACCGGCAGAAAATATGACCCCGCTGATTACACAGTTTACGATGACCAGTTTAATCCACTGGCTACCCACAACCCATACAGACCTGCCCAGCGCGAAGGATACTAAAAATGGCAAAATACAACTTCGATGAACTGTCCAAGCTCGGCACCCACCTGAAGGGCACCCTCGCCCAGTTCATCAACGACCGGGCTCTCTGTGAGGCACAGTGGTTGAAGAACCTGCGGCAGTACCTCGGCAAGTACGACCCGGAGATCCTCAAGTATATCCAGGACGAGCGCAGTCATGTCTACCCTCGCGATACCAAGGTCAAAATCAAGGGCGGAGTGGCGAAGATGATGGAGATGATGTTCCCGAGTCAGGACCGCAACTGGACCCTGTCGGTGTCGCCATCCCCCTCTATCCCCAAAGACGCCCTTGAGAACATCCTGGCCAACCTACAGCAGACCGGGGAGCCGATCAGCAGTGAGACGATCGAGCGGGCGGTCAGGGAGTTCGCCGAGGATCGCAAGGGCAGGATGGAGACCGAGATCGCCGATCAGCTCTCAGACGCTAATGTCGACCACCCCCAGCTCTGCAAGCGGGTCACCCGCAGCGGCTATATCTACGGGTTCGGCGTCGCCCGTTGTCCGATGGTGCGCACTCAGCGAGAGCGTTACTGGGAGATGGACGAGGCCACCGGCGCCTATGCCGCCAAGGAGAAGACCATTCGCCGGCCGTACCCGGAGTATGTGCGGATATGGGACTTTTACCCGGATCTCTCGGCCAAGTGCTGGGAGGACCAGGAGATGATGTTCGAGCGGGCCGTCCTCAGCCGTCACGACTTCCGGGAACTGGCCAAACGCGACGACTTTATCGGCAAGAGCATCCGCGACTATATCAGGGACCACGCCACCGGCAACTACCTGGCCAAGTCCTACGAGGCCGAGCTGCACACCCTGGCCAAGACCTCGAACCTCGCCGACCGTACCGCCCGCCGCTACGAGATCTACCGCAGCCTTGGTTTCATCTCGGGGCATACCCTGGCGGCGGCCGGCATCGAGGTACCCGAAGACAATCTCGATATGGACATCCTGGCCGATCTATGGTTCGTCGACGATGTTGTGATCAAGGCCGTGGTCGCGCCGTTCGGCAAACGCCCCTCTGACCAATATCATGCCTTTATCTACACCGAGGACGAGGACAGCGGCCTGACCGGCGTCGGGATGCCGGAGGAGATCAGGGACTCGCAGATGTCGATCTGTGCTTCGACCAGGGCGTTGATGGACAATATGGCAGCAACTGCTGGCCCCATCCTCGAAGTCAACGTTGAATTGCTGGCCAGGGGGCGTAAGAGCATCGGACCTATCCATCCGTTCATGACCATCGAGCGTGAGGGTGACGGAGTGGCGGCTCAGTATCCTGCAGTACGGGCAGTCACGACCCAGTCGCATGTTGCCGAGATCCTCAGCATCATCACCATGCAGCGGCAGCAGCTCGACATCGAGAGCAACCTGCCGGCCTACACCATGGGGGCGATGCAGCAGCAACCACTCGGCGAGGCCTTCAGGACCTCGAACAATATGAGCATGATGATGGGCTCGGCGAACATGGTGACGAAAGACACCGTCCGGGCCTTCGACAAGTTCACTACCAGCTTGATTGGGTCTATGTTGAACTGGAACATGGAGTTCAATCCGAATGAGGAGATCAAGGGGGATTACCAGCCGGTTGCCAAGGGCAATCTCTCGTTGGTTGCCAAGGAAGTACGCGGCGCCGCCCTTGACCAGTTCGTCACCACCCTGACCCCGGAGGAGCGGGCCATCCTTGACACATACGGGCTGCTGGTCGATCGCCTCAAGGCGCGTGACCTGCCGGTTGACCGGATGCTGCCAGAGGACGAGGCTAAGAAGGTGCTGGCCGACATGCGGGCCGCTGCCTCGCAGGCCGCTCAGGTCGAGCAGGGGCTGACCACTGCCAAGACCGAGGCCGCCACCGCCTCGGCTGAGAAACAGCGCACCGACGCGCAGGTAGTAGCGGCAACCGCTGAGGCTACAATTCAGGAAATCCTGTCGCGGGTTGAGCAGAACCTGGCCAACGCCAAGACAGGGCAGGACAAGGTGCAGTTGGAGAATCTGAAAACCTTACTGCTTACCGCAGTAAAACCTGAGAAGGAAACTAAGAAAGGGGGAAAGAAGGATGCTTAAGATATTTGCGGGCGGGGCGGGCAGATGAGAATAATCAGTTTATCGGAACCGGGAAACTTCGCTTTCTGGTGTCCTGGTTGTCTGGAGTATCATCGTTTCGACAATACCCATGCTTTTAATGGAAACACTGATAGGCCAACGATACATACCAGCATAGAGGCCAGGTGCACACCAAAACCGAGTTTAGGTTTACATACTCTGGCAGACAGGGAGACGAAAGGTACTTGTCATTCTTTTGTAAAAGATGGAATGATCCAGTTCCTTGATAACTGTACCCATAAACTAGTTGGGCAGACCGTGGAAATTCCGAGGATTGAATAAGGGATTACCACATTATTATTTCAAAAAGCATGTGAAGGGGGAGAAGAAAAATGGCAAACAAGGAAAGGGAAGCGGAAATTGAAGACATTCTCAAGACTTACAAGACAGCCGAGCCGGTGCAGTTGTTCCTCGAACTGTTCCAGCTTCGGCGTGAGAGGCATCGTGACAAGTTAGAGGACGGTGAGAATGCCGAAGCTCGCGGAAAATCGCAGGAATGTAAGTCGTTGATACAGCTTTTTGATTGACTTTTACAATAAAATATTGTTACGCTTCTAACAAACCGGAGAAACAATGGAAAATACAGAACAAGATACGACTTTTACTGATTTCGACCTCGCCTTCGAGGCCACCGCCGGACTGCCGGACCCCGATAAAAAAGAGGAAGGCTTCACCGATCCTCCCGTAGCCCCACCCGCGGACCCCCCGACAGGGGATCTGGTCCCTCCTGAACCTCCGCCGGTCGATCCTCCCGTTGACCCGCCGGTAGTGCCTGAGCCTCCGGCCGAACCTCCCGGGCCTACTGTTGCAGAACTCGCCGCCAAGGTCGCTGCCGACGCAGTCGCCAAAGTCAATGCCGATGCCCAGGCCAAGGCTGACAAGGACGCCGCAGACGCTGCAGCCAAAGCTGCTGCCGATGACGCAGCCGCTCGCGCCGGCAAGGAGAACGTCTCTGCTGACGAGCAGGCTATCCTCGACACACTCGAGGCCAATTTCCCCGAGGTCACCGCCGCCAACGCCGTGCTCTCTCGGGTGATCATGGCCCGGGTTGAGAACGTGGTTGAGCAGCGGGTGAACGCCGTCCTCGCCCAGATCGCCCCGATCGCCGCCGTTACCCAGAACGTCGCCCGTAATGCCCACGAGCAGGCCATCCTGGCCAAGCACCCGGATGCATTCACCACGCTTCCGCAGGTCGAGGCCTGGGTCGACTCCCAGCCGAAGGTCTTAAAAGCCGCGTGGAACAAGGTGCTCGACAACGGCAGCACCGACGACATTATTGAATTGTACGATGTTTTCAAGAAGGATACCGGGAGCGCACAGACACCGGGATCACCAGGCGCGGCGCCGGATGCTGCCGCCGCCAAAGCAGCAGCAGAGGCCGCTGCGAAGGAAGCCAAGCTCAAAGCCCAGGAAGGCATCAGGAGCAGGCAGACGACGCAGCAGAGTGGCGTAGATGAGGACGACTTCGAGGGAGCGTTCAATCAATTCGCCGCAAAAGCGTAACCCCACCATTCAGGAGGAGCAAGAATTATGCCTACAATGACCGTCAGTGATATCTCTTATCGAACCGCAGGCTACGTCGCCGCTGACTTGCTGAAGCGAGCCGACCCCGATCTGGTTATGCAGCCGTTTCTGCAGACCAAAGCCATCCCGCGCAACTCTTCGGATACCGTTAAGTTTCGCAGGTACGAGGCCTTGTCAGCAGCTACTACGGACCTGACCGAGGGCGTAACCCCGGCCGGCAGTACCATCACCAGCACCGATTATCAGGCCACACTCGCCCAACTCGGCGACTGGGTTGGCATTACCGATAAGGTAGCCGACACCCATGAGGATCCAATCATCAAGGAGTACAGCGACATCCTGGCCAAACAGGCTGCCCTGTCGGTTGAGACCCGGCTGTTCTACATCATGCGGGCCGGCACCAACCGTTATTTCGCCAACTCGACGGTTCGTACCGATGTCAATACAACCCTGACCAAGACCCTGCAGCAGAAGATCACCCGCGGGTTCAAACGTCAGAACGCCTCCGTCATCACCAAGAAACTCTCCAGTTCAGCGAACATGGAGACCGTCAATGTGAAACCCGGCTTTATCGCCTTCACCCATCCCGATCTCGAGGATGTTATTCAGAAGATGTCCGGGTTCAAGGATGTGGTGGACTACGGCTCGATGGTCGGTTACCCGACCGAGATCGGTTCCGTCGGCAATGTCCGTTATCTCACCTCTACTGTCTTCACCCCTTGGGCTGATGGCGGAGGGCTCAAGGCCGGCTCCGGCACCACGATGATCTCCACGACCGGCACCAATGCCGACGTGTATCCGGTTATCTACATCGCCGCCGACGCTGCGGCCGTCACCCCGCTCAAGGGCGCCACGGCTCTCACTCCGTTTGTCAAGAACCCGGGTATCGTCAGCGACTCCGACAAGCTCGGCCAGCGCGGACATATCGGCTGGAAGACCTACTTCGCAGCATTAATTTTGAACCAATTATTCTGCGCGGTCTGTGAGGTTGCGATTCCAGAACTGTAATATCTGAGGGGGGCTCCGGCCCCTTTCTCTTAAAAATTTAGCAGGAGGATTTCGATATGAGTTTGAACCACGCAGATCAGTATCAGAAGGTTGGGACATTCGTCGTTGACGATCCGGTCTCCGCGATGAACGTCATCCTCGGCTGGCAGCCGAGGTACGTGCGGGCGATCAATGTCAATAACCTCGCATCTTACGAGTATTTCTCCGGCATGGCTGCAGGCACCTCGCTCGACAACGCAAACGCTGACGCCGTTCAGTGGTCGGTCAACGCTGCCGGCTCGATCTCGCTGTATGCAGGAAGGGCGTCTGGGTCGACGATCACAGGCACCGTCGCCGTCACGGCCGGGTCCGCCACAGTCACCGGCACCAGCACTAATTTTATTGGTGAACTGGTTGTCGGAGACAAGATCATGGTCAACGGTGAGACCCGCGTAGTCGCCGCCATCGCCACGACCACCAGCCTTACCACGGAGACGACATTCGACGCCGCCGCCTCCACTGTATCGTGCTACGATATGTCAGGCAAAGGTCCTGGGTTCACGCTCGGTACTGACATTTGTGACACCGCGGCCGACGTAGTTCGCTGGCTGGCCCTTCGCTAAACCCTTACCTGTTCAGGCGGGCAAATACTACCTGAAGGAGAATATATGAGCAGACAAGAAGTTAAGACCCAGAGAGTCATCACTGATTATCTGGAAACATCCAACAGTGGGATGCCTACTATCGGTGGCCTCAACGCTACAGTAGCTGAACTCAACTATGCCGCCGACCTCTCGGCCCAGGATGCCATGGCTCCGGGTGCAGGTTTCGCCGGTACCGGTACGATCTACGAAAGCGCGGTTGAGCGGGTCGGTGGGCTGATCAAGACCACGATCCTCATCGATCTCACCGGCGCCAAGTCGACGACCACGGACCTCGATATCATCGGGCTCAGTGGTGTCTCACACATCGGTCAGTTTACCGCGGCCGTAAACGGGGCGTACCTGGGAGGCAAGTTGACTTGTCTTGAGGCGCCTACTGGAGGCGTGACGGACATTGATCTCTACGCTGCCACCGAAGGGACCGGGGCCTATGACGGGGCGGTTGGCGACTTGGTAGAAACCGCTCTCGTTACGGCCGGCGGAGCATGGACGCTTGGGCTTACCAAACCGTTGCTTGTCGACATAGCAGCCAACAAGTATCTGTATCTCACCTCCGGTGCCGCAGGAACAGCGGCAACGTACACTGCCGGCAGGTTCCTGCTCGAGATCTGGGGCGTGTAATTTAATTGAAAGGCACTTACAGGAGCAGGGGGGCGACTCCCTCTCTTGTGAGTGAAGTTCAACCGCAATTAAACTTTTAAGGGGGATGTATGACTGGAAATGAAGAATTTGAACTTGGCCTGACTGACACACCGGTTCCGCCCGCACCACCGGAAGATGACGAAGTAGTTGTGAAGGTGAAAGGCAAGGCTGCCAAGCCGGCCGCTGAACCTGCCAAACCGAAAGGAAAGGACATGGTCCGGATTATGATCGACGAAGTTCCCGGGATGAACAACTACGAGGTCGTCGGGGTGAATGGGAAAGTTTATCAGATCAAGCGCGGGGTCCCTGTTGAGGTACCGCGGGAGGTCATGACCACCCTCGAGTGCTGCCAGATGACCATCGTCGAGCAGAAGAAGAATAAGTTCACCGGTGAGTCGGAAGATGTCACTCGACACTTCTCGGCCGTCCCCTGGCGGAGGGTGTAAGGCATGACCCGGGCTGAGATGCTCATCGAGTTGTACGCGGTCCTCAATGCGGATTCTGCCTCGCCACCGGCTGGATGGGGGGAGACCGCCCTGCTCCGCTATCTCGCCGAAGGGCAGGACAAGTTCTGTGAAGCGACCGGCTATTTCCGGGACATCACCAACTACAGCCTGACTTTGCAGACCGGTGTTGCCGTCTATGCCATCCCGGACCGGGTTATTCAGATTCTGGATATCTGGGACGGGACCAGGAAGCTCGGCAAGATCCTGCCCGACTCGACGACCGTAAGTGACGAGTGGCCCGAGGACCTGGGGGCGGCTGCTACCGGGCCGCCGGCGCAGTGGCGCACCGACCAGACGACCGGATTTATCCACCTGCTCCAGACACCGACAGCGGCTGAGAATGGGGATGTCCTGACGCTGCATCTCTGGCGGTACAGTAGATACGATCTGGCCGGGAGCGGGGCGGTGCCTGAAGGTGGTGGCGCGGCCCCCCCTGCCGCGCCGGAGTTGCCGTCTCGCTTCCAGCTGGCTTGTGTGCAGTGGGCAGCACATAAGGCCTTCAATCACCACGATGTCGAGACTCAGGACCCGATCAAGGCCGCTGACCATTTGAAGTGGTTCAACGATTATGTCTCTGACGGCAAATCCCAGATGCGCAGGATCCATAACCAGGAGACCCGGGTTGGCATGGACCCGGCGTACCGGACATGAAGTACGAGAACGGGGTCGCGACGCTGCACCCGTTCAGCGGGGGGATGAATAACCGGGCGCAGGAGGCCCGCCTTCCGGAAGGCTTCGTCCGCAACGCCGTCAACGCCGACTTCGTTGGGGAATCCCTGCGCAGGCGCAAGGGACTGACGAAAGTTCTCTCCTGTGTCAACTCAAAGGCAGGGTTCAGTTGCCCGCTTGGTAGGTTCTTTGTTGAGGGGCCATTCCTGAAGAAGTTCAATGCCAACAATACCGCAACGACTCTCTACGCAGGGATTACCGGCACACACTGCACCTACGATTACTTTAATGATGTGCTCTATTTCAGCGATGGCGTCGTCAACCTGAAGATCACTGCAAGCGGAGTGACGAAGTGGGGCATTGAGCCACCGGCAGCGCCGGCCATCTCGAACGTATCAGGCACGTATACCGCAGGAGTATACCAGGCTGCATGTTGCTTCGTTGATGCCGCAGGGGTCGAATCAGGGGCATCCTCGGTAGTTTCTATCACGGTGAATGACAACTCAGGATTTGTCTTCACGTTGCCGACGATAACCGATCCGCAGGTTGAGGCAGTCCGTATTTACCTCAGTACGGCAAACGGGAGTGAACTGTACCACGTAGCCGATACCATACTCAGTTCCTACACCATCACCGCCGGCCGGTACGACGAAGGGACGACACTCGAAACACAACTCATCTCCCCTCCGCCAACTGGAATCAGAATTATCCGCCATTACAACGGGCGGTCTTATGTAGCCGACTCGCATGGTCGTGTCTGGTACTCAGAACCATACTCGTTTGACCAGTTCAAACTTGGCGACAACTATATTCAGGTTACCGACCCAGTAGCCATCATGGAGCCGGTGAAAAACGGGATATTCTTCGCCTACGGGAACAGGACTGAGTTTTGGGCAGGCAATCCTGAAGACGGATTTGAAGTCATTCCAAAGTTTGAATATGGGGGAGTGCTCGGCACAGGTGGCCCCATCCCCAATTCAGACAATGTCGCATGGCAGTCTCAGCGCGGCATGGTCGTCGGCACACCTGACGGGAACTGCAAGAATATTCAAGAGGAAAACGTAGCCGTTGAATCCGCTGTATCAGGGGCAACTCTGGTCAGAGAGAAGGACGGCATTCGTCAATTCATAGCAAGTCTTCATCAGCCGACCACATCGACAATGGCGGCATCATCATGGGTAGATGCCGAGGTGATTCGGCGGGGAGCGTAAATGGAAGAGTACAAGGTAGGGTTCACCTACACGGTTGAGCACATTGGACGAGACGGTCGGATAATTTCGACAACCGATACGTTTCATAACCTCATGCCGAACGCAGGGATTGACTACATGCTTTCTGCGGCGTTCAAGGGCGGATCGGCGTACACAACTTGGTATCTGTTTGCGTATGGGGCAAATCGTGTCCCGCTTGCCACTGATACCATGATAACTCTGCTGGCAGACTGCCAAGAGGATACGGTCTACACGGTAGTTGGGGGGGCAAGGCAGGCAGTCACATTGTCAACGCCTTCACTCGGAGTTATGACCAACACGGCATCCCCGAACATTCTGGCGTTCCCATCAGCCTCGACTGTCAGGGGGTTAGGTTTGACAACGAATGTCACCAGGGGGAGTAATTCAGGCTTGCTGGTATCCGCTGCGCTACTGCCGTCTGTCAAAACTCCTGCTGCCGGGGAAGAACTCAAGTGTTACGTCGGCTTTGCCATCGTAGCAGTATAAGGAGATAATCATGGCATTCACTACACACGGCGGCAATCTCGCACTGGCTTTTCTTCTCACCGCAGGCACAGCAACCAGACCTACCGCTTGGCATGTGGCCCTTCACACTGGCGACCCAGGCGTAGCGGGCACAGCCAACGAACTCGTGGTCGGCACAGATCCAGATTATGTGCGGAAGTCAGTCACATTCGCCACTCCTGCATCAAGACAGGCGTTATCAGATGCGGCAGTCTCATGGACCGCAGGAACGACAGCAGGTTACAACATTACGCATGTCTCTATCTGGGATGCGGCAACAGCCGGGAATTGTCTTCTCGCTGCTGCAAAACCTGTAGTTGTCGCTGTCACAACCGGCAAGGTCACTACTTTTGCAATAGGCGAGATTATCGCCAACGCACTCTAAGGAGTAATTAATGAAAGTATCTACAGGATTACGTGTTCACCGGCTCGTTACCGGCTCGTTTAAGTCTGCGATGGACGGGGCAACTCTGAAACTCTATGGTTCTCCAACAAGTCAGGCTGCGGCAGATGCGCTTATCCCGGCTACGGCTGATGCTGCAATCGGGGCGGCTACGCTGATGTGTACCGTATCAGTCGGCGGGACTGGCACGGGTTTTACCTTTGAGGCTACTGCTCCAAGTGGGGTATTGAGTAAGGCATCCGCTGAATCGCTTACCGGGACACTGGTTGCTACAGGGTATTACTCATTTGCAAGGCTTGTCCTCTCCACAGACACCGGAGTATTGAGCACCACTGAGAAACGGGCACAGTTCACAGTCGGCACCGTCAACAAGGAGGTCATTGTCAACTCGGCATACAAGACCTTGGGCGATGCTCAACCAGTAACCGCTTTCTTCATCGCTGATCCGGCTGAGTAATGGATTACATTTATGATAATGGGCAACCTTGGAGGTTGCTTTATGACACCAATGCTGCCCAAACCGGAGATATAACTCCGTGGGTTGCTGGAACAGTCCTCCCCGCAGCCTCTGAGGGTGGTTGTGCGGTGATGACCAACGCGAATACGATATATTTGCTTGGGGGTGGCACTGTAAATGTTTACAAGGCAACTATCACAAATGGTATCATCGGATCGTGGAGCACAGATACACCACTACCGGGGGGGGTGGCGAGGGGGGTCGCCTTCCTTACCAGAGGACGGGTATATATACTCGGAAACACGTTTTCATCCGCTGTATATACTGCCCCAGTAAACGATAATGGGGTGATAGGGACTTGGGCATCAGCAACCCCCCTTTCAGTGGCAAGGTCAGATCACGCAGGGTTGATAATAAAGAACAGGGCGTATTTATTTGGAGGATACCTTAATTCTGGGGGGAACACAGCAACAGTTATTACTGCTGTGGTAAATCAGGATGGGACTATCGGTACATGGTCTTCGTATGCCTCTCTTCCTGCCGCACTTCGCAGTCCTGTTGCGATTAAAACGGAAAACAAAGTTTATATTATCGGTGGGGAAAATTCTACTGATATATATATGGCAGCAACTGACGAAGACGGATTGATAGGGGCTTGGTCAAATGTTGGGAATATCCCTAATGACATTAGTTACGCTCAAGCTGTAACTGTTCCTGGGATGGTTTATCTTCTTGGGGGGGCAGACCCTGCGATAAAAGATACTGTTTACAGGGCACCAATAGACATAAATGGAGATATCGGGGCGTGGTCATCTGGGACAGTTTTGCCCATATGGATGGCGATGTCTCAGGCGGTTGTGACTACCAGTAAAATTTATCTCCTTGGAGGGACCGATTGGAATGGTGTTCCGCTGAATACGGTTTACTCAGCCCCATTTGCAGGAGCCACGGCAAGTAGTTACTCGTTCAACTTATTCTGGACAAACTTTCACGGCCAGACCGAGATTCTTCCATGATAACCTTTGATGGCGATCGCAGCAAAAAGCGCAAATGGTTTGCGGAGAAGCAACTCGCTGTCATCAAGGATATTGATGTACCTGCCAAAGCCGTCAAGTGGGACGGCTTTACTTTTAAGGTCTGGCAGCAAGGCGAGTTGACAGGGGGCAGGGTAACCGCTCCGATGGGTGCGGTTGTATCCTGCTCAAATGACGACGGGATAAGGTTGGCGGTAGCCGACTTCTGGGCTGGGGGGTTCACCTCTTATGTCCCGCTGAATGTCCTGTATTATGCTGCTGAAGGCAATACCCCAGTGATAAAAGCTATCAACCTTGCTTCTGCTGGGGATGTCGCTCTTGACGGCAACCAGACTGTGCAATTCAGACCCATGCTTGGAAGTTCCCCCTTTGGGCTGGTAGGTGGTGAAACCCCTGGCCCTGATACTGTGTGGGTTCAAGATTACGCCTGTGGCCCGAACCTCTTGCCCTACAAGGGGGCTGAAGGTTTTTGGCTCTCTGTGGCCGACAACCTGTTCATCGATTTTAACAATAGCGGAGTAGCTGATTTCCCAAAGTACACCTTCGATAATACCCTGATGTTCTACTCTTCGAATGGGTCGAACCTTGGGGGAAGAAGGACCCTCACCTTGCAAGTTGGCGGTGGCGAAGAGATGGCAGGGGCAGTGCAGCCACTTAGGACTGCGCAACAACTGGCGAAAGATTGGCAGGTGCTGCATCAATTCTATTCCTATGAGGGACACAACAGCAAGTATATTTGCGCCTGGAATTTCCTGTTTCCGGCATATTCTCCTATATATCTGGAGACTATGATCCCGGAAGATACGATGCCAGCCGCCTTGAGGATAATCATTCTTGATATCTCAGCGACCTCTTCATGGCCGATGGGGTATTACTCGTTTGCAGCAAACGGGGTACAGACTTTTCTGCATGTAAACAATGCTACAAACACTATCCCATATAAGATAAGCAATCCTGCGGAGGACTGGTTTGTCGCGAATCCTGCTTATGAGAATTGGCGACTGTCGTTCTCTTTTGCAGTTGGAAGCACGGTATCGGTAATAGATTCGAGCCAGTTTATACTGTTACTTGATGGCCTCTCTGATGTAACCGTAATTGGGGATTGGAGGATGGCAAAGAGAATGCTTGAGCAACTTCTCCCGCACCCGAACAGCAATTTTCTCATTCCCTACGACTCTGTAATGTTCCATGCTCATGATGGCCTGATTTATACCTGGACCAGAAAGTACGGAGCGGTATATTTCTCATCTACCGGGTTATTCAGTGCGACCATTTCTGTCCCGGTAGAGGTATCGAGTGAGGACGGAGTGCGCCCTGATATTACATATGCTGGGGCATTTGAGTCGGGGAATCTATATCTGTGCATATGCAACAAAGTAAAGGAATCTGTCAGGGCGGTGTATTACGGCTCGCCGTTTACTTCATGGGTAAAACTTCCCGGAACAGATACAGGCCAAACCCTCGTTCATGTCAGGCCGGTTAAGGTAACCCCGGATGAGATAGTCCTACTCGGAGTAATACAAGAAACTATCGAGGTTGAAACAGTACCGACTGATATATACTCCCTCGCTTTTCTCAGGTGGCAGATGATTGCAGAGGTCCCGACGACTGCCCTTTGGCAAAAATTAGGAAGACTCCCTTTCACAGCAAGTGATAATGATAATTTCTCGGTAAGTTTGTTTGGAGTAGGGCAGTTTGTGGATGATCTGGAATCGTATCTTTCGCCGCCTCCTACTCTGCCTCAAACGCCTGTCGGCCCATACGCTAAATACGCAATAGGGATGCCATGACAATACTCTTAAAAGATATGGGCACTGCGGTTATCTCTGGTTACACCGGGACATCTGCGAATAATGCATACACTTCAACTTCAGTTGAGACAATTGATTCCCCATCAGTCGGCCCGACTGGGCAGATATATACAGTCACCCCAGATGGTAGGTTAAACCTTGATAGGACTACATACCCCAAGGGCATCTATCTTGCCACCGCTCAAGAATATGCTACAGTTGCAAACTCGCTTTACCCTGTAGGTATGGGGCAGTCATTGTCATGGCAACTGGTCCAGATGGAAAATCTTGGTCGCTCTCTTGGATTCGGCACTCCAATGTACACCTTTACAGGGGGGTATTGGATGGCGATGTGGAACGGCGATAACGGGATAGGATTCTATATCTTTGTCGGCTACGATGTGAGCAACCCTCCGTCACAAACGCTTTACTACAATCCAGCGACGCAGACATATTCACCGACCCCGATTAATTACACTGATCAATATGCCGATGCTACATGGCTTGCTCAACAGGATGCTGATGAGACCACGCAGACAGCGGTAGATGCTCTTGAAACGGAGATATTTGGCTCGGATGAAGGGTTTTATGTCCTTGGTGGGGGGTATAACGATCCTCTCTATGACCCTAACTCTGGGTTGCCTGAAAAGATCGACGAAGTAACAACCGCCACAGGAATTCCGTACTTTGTTTCTCCTACGGTGTCGGTCGAAACTACAGTCACCACGACGACGACCATACCGGCAAGTGAGGCAACCACCACAACGACTGTCATTCCATACTCCTATATCGTTTCCGTTACGAACCAAGGGTGGAACTCCTGGGCGCGGAGTATAGACCCCCTTGCAGCAGGAGAATATATCCTCTTCACTATCATGTCAGGGGTTCATGCCGCACAACTTGCGATCGGCCCAAAAGGAAAAGAAGGAAATGGGATTAATACTTTCTCGCATGCTCTGATGATTGACTCTGAAGGAATCCATGTCTACGAGAACGGGGCAAAGAGTTCGACGATGAAACTGGCGCAGGTCGCTACGTCATTACTCAGAATATACCGCCACGAAGACAACACCATTCATTATGTAGTCACTACTGGAACGGAGACAATCGTCCACAGAAGCGCACTGGCAAGCCCATATCCCTTGGTCGTGCCGCTGTACGTGTACGGGCATCTCTATACCAGTGGCGATAAGGTTCTTTCGGCAAGGTTCAGAAGTGGCGAGATCCACTACGGGAGCGTCTGATGGATTTAGAAGTCACGCTTAATATCATCGATTACGCAGTCCTATTCTCCAACTCGGTCGAGTTGACTGTCCATGAGTCGGAGAGCATGACGTTCAACTGTGAGGTTGGCTTGTACGCCAACTCAACTTCAGATTACGTACGCGCCTCTCTCCCAGCACTGGCTGGATTTGTCAGAGAATCGGCGGGGACTTATGGTGCAGTCTATGCTGAACTTCCGGCTATGACTGCGATGATTGAGGAAGGAGCCTATGTTCCCCCTGCCTTGCAGTATGCCTTCGGCATCCTCCCCCCGTTGACGGCGTTCATCTCGATCGGCACGGAAAGTCCTGTTTCGGTCGATGCAACTCTCCCGGCACTTCAAGGCAGAGCATACGAGAGCGCATATGGCGAAGTCTATGCGACTCTTCCGAGTATGCAGGGGTTTGCCTTTGAAGATCCGAACCCAGGGGAAGCGTGGTGCGTATCGGTGATGTATGCTCTGGACGGAGCAGTTGCGCCAATGCAGCACATCGTTTTTCTCAACGCGAACGGTCAGGTTGTAGATACCTACTCGGCAACGCGGACCTTGATTGCGACCGTGATTGAACAGATTCAGGCAAGTGGAACATTCACAGTTCTTGGTACATACGTTGCATCCATGACAGCCTCGCTCTCAGCATCCACAAACCAGTTGGCAACTATAGGCCGTGTTGTTGGGGAAACAACGGTCTACTCTCCTTCCCTTGATGATGACGGCAGGGTGTGGGTGGTCAATATGGATCCAAATGCTGCTGGTCAATATGCTTCAGGGCAGTATGACAATTACGGCTTCAACTCGTTCTTTGAGAGCGATGGAAAGTATTACGGCGTAGCAGATGACGGAATCTACGAACTCGCCGGGTCCACCGATGCTGGCAGCACCATCGACTGGCAAGTAGACTTTGGCACCAGCAACTGTGGCATTCCGGCCAGAAAGAAGATTCTCAATGTCTATGTCGGGGTAACTACTGGCGGCACCACCTACATGAAGGTGAACGTCGACGGTACTGAGCACACCTACCGGGTCGAGGCCTGCACTCGCGGCCCCTACGATTTCCGAGCCAAGATCCCGCACGACATCCAGGGGCATCAGTGGGGCTTTACCCTGATGTCGTCCGATGACACCGACCTGATCGGGGTGGAGTTCGTCCCGGCAAACCTTACCAGGAGGATATGACATGCCCACCGCCGAAGAAACGATCAATGCGATAATCGCCAACGCCCTCCTTACGGCGCAGACATACACGACCCAGGTTGCAGACGCCGCGAATGATCTAATCGGCGTCAATGCTGGATTCTATATTGACCCTCCATCCACGACGACAGGCTTTGCCTTGTCTGAACTTACCACCCCCCTCACAGATATAGCGTTTGTGCCAACAGTTACCCCTGCGCCAAGCACGGCCACAGGGTTTGCGCCCGCTGCTGTCGAGCCTACAATTCCAAGCGTTGCAGATGCGACGATAACCTACGATGCCCAACTAGCCAAATTAATCGCTATGTTATCCGCCCAGCTAGCCGGGTTTTTCGCCAGCTATTACCCCTTGGCGAGCGACGCTTTTGATGAAGCTACAACTTGGCTGGTCAATACCATCACCAATGGCGGTACCGGGATCAATCAGGCGATCTGGGATCAGGTCTGGCAGCGAGGGAGGGAGAATGTCATCGCGGACGGCCGCAGAGTGCAGGCGCAGATTGTCACCGGCTTCGCTGCAAAAGGCATAATGCTTCCTGCCGGCGCGATGATCAAGAAAATATCTGAGTCGTTGTTTGATCAAGCCGGAAAGGTGGGGCAGATGGCCACCGCCAATGCCATGAAGCAGGTTGAGATCGAGGTTGAGACAATTAAGTTTGCGATCGGCAAAGCCCTCGAGTCTCGCCAGATGGCGATGCAGGCCGCTGCTGATTACATTCGGGCCATAGCCACGGCTCCGGATGCGGCGGTGCGGGTGGCCAGTATCAACACTGATACGCAGGCGAAGATGATGGGGGCTGCTGCTGAGTTCTATAGGGCGCGACTTAACAGAGATGATTTAGTGCTGCAATCAAAAATAGCCACCCTGACAGCCGGGACCGATATTTACCGTTCGCAAATGGCTAAGGATGATCTTTCCCTGAAGGCAAAAATTGCTGAGGTCAGTAGCGGGGTAGATGTATATCGAGCCACCCTTACGAGGGACGAGTTGGATCTCAAAGCTAAGACATCTGACATCACGGCCGGCATAGATGTCTACAAGCACCGCCGGGAGAATGCCACTGAGAACGACCGGGTCGAGGTCCAGGCCTTGACCGCAGCAGCTGACGCGTTCGCCAGGACTGCCTCGGCAGCGCTTGCCAGCCTGAACAGCATCGTCAGTTCGTCTGTCAACTCGTTTGCTTGATTTATATATGAGAATACTCTATAGTTAAGCCACACCCTAACCAAGAAGGAGATGGCAGATGGCATATTTGACACCGGAAGAGAGAATAGCAGCTGCCGTCGAAAGTGGCTGGCGCGGATTGGCCAACCGTTTCGGTACCGCCCGGGCCGGCACGCCGCAGGAAAAGTTCAACGCTCCCCCCGAACCTCCGCCGGCCGTTGCTCCGGCAGTCGCCCCCGCCGAGCGGGCGAAGGTGAAGGCCAACAGCTTTACTACCACCCTCCCCAATCAGGACCTTACGGCGAATCACAGAGGGTTACGCGCAGCCCCCGCCGCTCCTGTCCGTTCCGTACCGACCAGCAATTTCATCATGGATAAGTCAACAGGCAACACTGTGTCGATGAATCCAGACGGAAGTATGCGCTGGTCCGACGTTGCCGGCGAGACGATCGCCCGGCCGCAGGCCCCAATGATCGAGGCTCGTCCCGCCACCTCTGGAATGGTCCGGCCCACCGCCCAGATCGACCGCTACAATGCCGCCCAGGAAGTCCCCCGCGGTCAGTTCTTCGGCGTGCGGCCGCTGCCCGGCGCCGGCGGAGACAACCTCACAGACAAGAGTATCGGCGGGCTGGTAGTAGACGGCATCAGGCAGCGCAGGGCTCAGATCGCCGCCACCCAGGACCTCACCGCCAGGGGGCAGGACGCCGAGCTTGTCGCGGCCGGGATGCGGGAGCGCACCGCCGGGGAGCAGAACAGGATCCTCGCCGAGCGGGCCACTTCAGAGATGGGCCTTGATCGGGCGCAGACTGCCGCCGCCGAGCAGGAGCTGGCCCAGGCCGACGAGGTCAGAGGGTTGATTGATCAATTTGACACTGAGACCGATAAGGGCATCCGCCAGCGCCTTAAGGAGCGGATCAACCTGTTGACCGGCCGGAAGGAGGAACAGATCGCGCCGCACTTCACGACTGAGGAACTGCAGGGACTCGAGGGCGGATCGCGGGGGGTGGTGATCGTCCCTGACCCGGCCGCACCCGGAGGCTTCCGCAAGATTGTACCGCAAGAGAGCGGAGGTTCGGCGCTGCCGCCGGTAGCCGACCGGGTCGAGGGTAAGGTCTACCCCTTGCCGCAGGGTAATTTCAGATGGGTCAAGGGTAAGTGGGAGGCCGAGTAATGGCTTACACCGATGAGGAACTTCTCGCCCTGCCGGTAGCCGGCAAGACATCGTTCACTGACGAAGAACTGCTCAATATGCCGTCTTCGGCAACTGTCCCACCGCCGGCCGGCATCCGCCGTTCCGCAACCGGAGAGATAGCCACCGGGTTAAAGCGCGGCGTCATTGGCGAATTGCCCAGGATGGTCGGGCAGGCAGCCAAGTGGGCAACGGAGCCAGCGTCGGGCATTTACAGGAAAGGGCAGCAATTAGTTACGGCCGCTGACGAACGTCTCGCCAGACCTGAGAACCAGCTTAATCCGGAAGGCCACAACGTCGTCACCAACGCCCTCGCCTCCGGCGCGGAGATGCTCGCCCCGTCGGTGGCTATCCCGGCAGCGACTGGACTCGCTCTGGCAGCGGCTCCGGAGGTAGCAGTCAGTGGCGCCGTAGGCTTAGGGATTGCCTCTCTGGCCGGCGCAGTGCCGATGGGCATGGCGCAGGCGCAGGATACTTTCGAGAATGTCAAGGTTGCAGGCGGAACGGATGAGTCGGCACGAGCCGCGGGCTGGAAGTCCGGAGCAATTGAGGCCGGCGGCGAGACCGTCGGCACATACCTCGGCGGAAAGCTGCTGGGCATAGGTGGCAAGGTACTCGCTGGGGAAGGAGTATTGAAGCCTTTCGCCAAGCAGTTAGGCAAGACCGCAGTCGGCGAGGTCGGCACCGAGATGGGCCAGAGCTACGGCGAGGCCGCAGTGGAGAAAGGCGCCGGAGTGAATGTCGATCCATGGCAGCAGGCTAAGGCCGCCATAGCCCCGACCCTCGGCATGACTGCCCTGCTGTCACCGTTCGGACTTGCCGGGCAATATCGCAACTCCAGACGGGCTCGCGCTCAAGAAGTCCTCGACGATACTCCAAGCGAAGACCCGGTAACCGACCGGGTGAGTGGCGAGCTGCTGACCACCCTGCTGCCCGAGGGCATAGTCCTCAACGGCACCAAGAACAGCATGGCCAATGTCAGTTTCCCAACCGCCGACGGCCAGAGCGCGACGATCAATATCCCGATCGACGAGGTCAGTAAACTCCTCGCCGCCAACAAGCCGGACGAGATCGCTGCCGCCCTTGAGTGGGTCGAGCAGGAGCGGGCGGCGAAGATTTACAATAAGACGAAGAACCTGCCGACGGAAGATTACTCCGGCGTCACCCTGCCCGGGACCATCGAAGACAAGACAATCAGGGGTCTGGCGCAGGGCGGGATGCGCAGCTTGACCACCGACGCGGCCAAGGCGCCGGCCGAGCAACTGCTGGCAGAGGCCGAGGAGGCCATGCAGCGCCGCAGGGCTGAGTTGTACAACCAGACCCGTAACCTGCCGGCAGAGGACTACTCGGGCGTGGAGGTGCCGCCGTCCCGGCAGCAGCCCTCCCCCGGTCTCGGGATGCGCTTCAGCCAGCCGCCGGTAAAGCCGGATGTCAGCAAGACCCCGGTCACCGGCTACGAGGCCGATCTGGTCAAGGTCGCCGACACCCTGGGCAACGAGCACTTCGTCCAGAAACGCGAACTTGCCGGCAAGGGCAAGGAGATCGCCCGCTATACCGAGGACGGCCGGAGAACGGTTACCACCATCCCACGTGCTTCGCTGGTGCAGTCACAGCCTGCTACTGTGAATTACACCCGTCTTCCCGACGACCCGGCCAAACCCGACACGGTGCAGTATAATGTTAGGGGAGAAGTCCGCACTTTCGCTCCGGCGGAGGGGATGAGCAAGGCGGAGGTCGAGGAGGCCCTCGCCGCCCGGAAAGGCCCCGGGTCGCAGGTTGCCTGGTTGCAGAAGAATACTGTTGAGGTGAAGGATGAAGATCAGCAAGCGGGGGCTACGCAGGCTGAAGTTAAAACCGATCAAGCTGGACCTGTCGAACCTACAGCCGCTGCCTCTGGATCTGGCGTGCAACCGCCAGCCGCAGAAATCCATACTGCCACCGGAGATGGTAAAGCTGAAGTAGCCACCACTGCAGATGCGCCCCGGCCGAACAGAAAGTATAGCGACGAGGAAGCGGTAAAAGGGTTGCAGTACAAACGGGAGGGGCATACTGGAGATATGCAGAACATCCTGGATATAACTGAAGAGACGGTCGAGGTAGCACAGGTAGCTGTCAAAGCAGGCGAGTCACTGCAGGATGCGTATGACAGGTATGTGTCATTCACAAGAGGGTACCCAGATGTCAGTATTGAGGGGTTCGCTGATATTTATGCTAATGTAGGCGGTGACATTGGAACGCAAAAATCAGTATCTATCGGCAGGAGTATTACCGAGAACGCTGCAAAAGCTCCTGCCGTAGAGAAAAGCACCCCCTCGGCCTCTGCCAAGGCACCGGCAAGCCCACCGCAGGGGGTCACTTCTTCCGAGGAAGTCTACAATAACGGCGGCACTGGTGAATTGATGCTGCTGAGGAAAAGGTCTGATGGACTTGTAATGTTGCAAGATACCAAAGACAACGTCCTCGGCACGTTCCCCGATGCGAAGCAGGCAGCAACCACAGCGAAAGAGATGGGCTATAGTTGGCGGGATGAGACCGGCCAGTTGCCCAAACGCTCCGCTGTGGAGAAGCCTACCAAGGCCAAGGCAGCCAAGCCGAAGCCCGCAGCAGCCAAACCCCCCACCCTCCCCGGCGTTAAGTACGACGGCAAGAACCAGTTCACCATCACCGAGGGTAAAGCCAAAGGTGCGTCGTTCACTGTCAAGGACCTGAGCGAACAGGAAGTCAAGAAGGCCCACGACAAAACGGTCAAGGGGTTCGTCAGGTCGAAGACTGCCCCCAAGGCCTCCGTTGTCGCCCGGGTCGCGGCCAGGAAACACGAGATGCTCGCCCCCACCGTGGCCGAGATCATCGCCGAGGACGGCACCAAGGAGTTCAAGCGGGTGCCTTCAGTCGAGGTCTACACCGCCCTCGCCGAGGCGCGCCGGCAGGCAGACCCAAAAGCCAAGATCGACGACCGACTGTTCTATGAGCTGGCGAGCATGAGTGAGAAGGACTACCAGGAGGTACTGCCCCTGGACTCGGTTGAGTCGGAGATGGTGGCTTTTCACGGCACACCGCACACTGTCGACAAGTTCTCGATGTCGAAGGTAGGCACCGGTGAGGGGGCGCAGGCTTACGGGCACGGTCTCTATTTCTCGTCGGCTAAGAGTGTCGCCGAATGGTATCGGGATAAACTGGCTGAGTGGCAACCGACCGTAGAGGACATGCGGGATTACTTCAAGCCAGGGAATATTGTTCCAGCTTACGGAGGGCAGGACAGGGTTGTAAAGTTTTACGAGGCAAGTGATGGTAGTTGGACCGGCATGGGCGAGTGGGCCGTTGAGGTCCGCGCTGTTGATGAGAACGGTAATGACATACGAGGTGAACGGAACAGGATACACGGCACAACGCCAAAGAAGAATAACTTTGAACGAATTACAGGGAGAAAAGCAAGCGCTGGCAAACTCTACCAAGTAGACCTCGCCCCCGCCGAAGATGAGTATCTTCTCTGGGATCGTCCGCTGAGCGAGCAGTCGGAGAAGGTGAAGGCTGCGCTGAAACCTGTACTGAAAAATCTACAGGACC